GAATTGCATTAGTATTCACCAACCAACTTCGTCAAAAGATGGGAGTTATGTTTGGTGATCCGTGGACAACAAGTGGTGGTAAAGCATTGGCATTCCACGCAAGTGTCCGTCTTCGTTTAAAGAATCTTGGACAAATCAAACAAGGTTCTACAACTGATGTAATTGGAAATAAATGCGAAGCAACAATCGTTAAGAATCGTATGGGTCCTCCCCAAAGAAAAGCAGCCTTTGAAATTTATTTCAATCGTGGTATTGATGATTTAGGGAGTTGGATTACCACACTTAAAACTCATAAAGTATTTAAGCAAGGTGGTGCATACTACACTTATACTGATTCTAAAGAAAATGAACACAAGTTTATGGCAAAAGAATTTCCAACTTTGTTAGCAGAAAATCCTGATTTAAAAGAGGAATTGTATACTCAAATATGCGACAAAGTGGTTATGCAGTATGAATCTGCAAATAGTGTCATTGACGAAGACGTTGAATTTGAAGATAACGATACAATTGCTGAACAAGAATTAGCATCTGTATCCGATGAGTGATAAACGCAAAATATTCAGTTTATTTCAAGAGTTTTCAAAAGAGCAGAAAACTGAACTAGAAGTAGATAGAGATATAAATTCCGATGTACTTTTAGTGGATGGAATGAATACATTCATGCGTGTGTGGAGTATGTATCCAACTACAAATGAAAACGGAGATCATATCGGTGGTTACACCGGATTTCTAAAAAGTATTGGTCATGCTATTCGTTTAAGAAAACCTACACGATGTATTGTTGTGTTTGATGGAAAGGGTGGTAGTACACGTAGAAGAAAAATATTTCCAGACTACAAAATGAAAAAGAATGTTCGGTTTAGGGTAAACCGTGCGTTGAGTTTGGATATGGATCAAACTGAAGAATCAAGTTCGATGAAGTATCAGATTGTGAAACTCATTGAATATCTTAATATGCTTCCTGTTACAACGATTTGCATGGACAATGTAGAAGCAGATGATGTCATGGCATTACTTGCTCGTTCTTATTTCAGTGGTCTTGGTAAAAAGTGTACTATAATGAGTACCGATAAAGATTTTCTTCAACTTGTAGACGAAGATGTTACTGTTTATAGTCCAACTAAAAGAACGGTTTACACTCCTGAAAAAGTATCACTTGAATATGGAATACATCCTAATAACTTTTTATTGTATAGAACAATAGACGGAGACCGTGGAGATAATATAGATGGAATGAAAGGTGTTGGTGAGAAAAAACTAAAAACTGCATTTCCTGAATTATCAACCGAAGCAAAATTATCAGTTGATGATTTACTAAAAATTTCCGAAGAAAAGAAAAAAGAAATGCCATTGTATAAAAATTTTCTAAAAGAAGAAAATCAAAGTTTGTTAAAACGAAATTACGATTTAATGCAATTGGTAGATTCTATTCTTCCTGCAAGTATGCAGACAAAAATATTCGACCACGTCGATTCACCTGTAACAGAATTAAACAAGTTTGAATTTAGTAAAAAATTTGCTGAAGATCAACTATGGGCTGCGTTTCCAAACCACCACACTTGGTTAATGGAAACGTGGACAATTCTGAATAACTATGCGATTTCTTCACAATCGTAATTTTTTTAAAAAAAGTCTTGATTGGATTCCAATCATTTGATAATCTATTTTAATATATGACGGAGACAAATAATAATGTAGATACTTTACAAAAGTTCGGTACTGCATTTCAAAGTAAAACCATTCGTGCTTTAATTGACGATAAAAAGTTCTTAGAAAGAACTCACGATATTATTGAAACTGAATATTGGGAAAGTGAAGCACATAAATGGATTGTAGATGAAATTTTAACGCACTACGATAAGTATAAAAGAACAACTACACTTGATGTATTTAAAATTAAGTGCGATGATGTAAACATTGATTCATTAAAGGCTGCAATCATTGATCAACTTAGAAGCATATTCACGCAGGTTGACACAAATGATGCGGAGTTTGTTAAAAATGAGTTTTTAAACTTTTGTAAAAATCAAAAACTTAAAAATGCAATTATGCAAAGTGTTGACTTTCTTAAAGGTGGTCAATACGACTCTATTAAACGAATTGTAGATGATGCACTCAAAGCAGGAACTGAACGTGATATTGGTCACGATTATGCACGTGACATTGATTTAAGAATGTCAGAAACTGCACGGGATACCATCAATACAGGTTGGGAAGTAATCGATGATTTGACTAATGGTGGATTGGGACCCGGAGAACTTGGTGTTATTATCAGTAGTGCAGGAGGTGGTAAAAGTTGGTGTTTGGCATCACTTGGTAAATCAGCAATGCAAAGTGGTAAAAATGTATTGCATTATACTTTAGAACTTAATGAGTGTTATGTTGGACTTCGTTACGATAGTTGTTTCACAGGAATTCCGTTCCAAGATATTACGGACTACGAAGAAAAAGTTAAGAATGTAGTTTCAACTATTAAAGGAAAACTTCTTATTAAAGAATATCCAACAAAAAGTGTAGGAGTTAGTACAATTCTTGCACACGCAAATTTAGCAAATACAATGGGATATCCTGTTGATATGGTGGTAATTGATTATGCAGATATTTTATCTCCGGGTAAAGTGTCTAATAATGCAAATACCTATGTAGAACAAGGTGGTATTTATGAGGACTTACGAGGCCTTGCGGGCGAACTCGGAGTACCTGTATGGACGGCATCTCAAGCAAGTCGTTCGTCATTGGATGATAATATTATTGAAGCACAAAAAGTTGCGGATAGTTATCGGAAAATAATGACGGCAGACTTTGTTATAAGTTTGTCGAGAAAGGCAACTGACAAGGTTAGTAATACAGGAAGATTTCATGTTATCAAAAATCGTTTTGGGGCAGATGGCATGACTTTTCCAAGTAGAGTAGACACATCTTCGGGTGTTATTGAAATATATGATGAGCAAAGTACAAAGGGTGCGGAAATAATGGTGGAAATGAATGATTCCGAGAATGGTGCAAAGAATCTTTTAAAATCCAAGTACGACCAAATGAACAATAAAAATTCATATAATAACGAAGATAGTGTTGATATTGGTTAAAAAATTCTGTATATATAGTATGTATGTTTACGCAGAAATTCGTAAATATATTTATATAATTAAATTATAATGTTAATATAAAAATCTAACAAAAGGTTACAAGTGAAAGTAAAAAAAAGAAACGGCAGATTAGAAGACTTCAATGTTGATAAAATCAACAAATGTGCTGAGAGGGCCTCGAAAAATTTAGATAACGTTAGTGCAAGTGAAGTTTTGATTGATGCCAAAATCAAGTTGTATGATAAAGTTACAACGGTAGAAATAGACAAATCACTTATTATGAGTGCGAGGTCTAAAATTGAGTTTGAACCGAATTATGCTTATATGGCTGCGAGAATGCTTCTTAATACAATTTACAAAGAAGTTTTTGGTGAGGGAGTAGATAGTGATGCTTTTGAACTTCAGTATCGTAAAAGTTTTATTACGAATATGCGTAGATTAGTCCGTGAAGAAATTCTCAATGAAGAACTTCTTGAGTGTTTTGATTTACGTGAATTGAGTGATAAACTTAATATTGAACGAGAAAAGGATTGGAAGTATCTTGGTATTCAAACGATATACGATAGGTATCTTCTTCACATAAACAATCGTAGAATGGAAACACCACAAGCAATGTGGATGCGTATTGCTATGGGTCTTGCGTTGAATGAGAAACCTGAAGAACGTCAAGCATATGCAATTAAGTTTTATGAAACACTTAGTTGCTTTGACGTAGTAAGTTCCACACCAACTTTATTTAATAGTGGAACAACTCATAGTCAGTTGAGTAGTTGTTATCTAAATACTTTTGATGATTCTATTGATGGAATATTTGATGGAATTTGGCAAGAAGCAAGAAAAAGTAAGTTTGCAGGAGGCCTTGGATTTGATATTACCAATTTCCGTGCAAGAGGAAGTTATATCAAAGGAACAAACGGAATCAACCAAGGACCAGTTTACTTTTGGAAACTTTACAATGATATGCTCGTTGCAGTTAATCAAGGTGGTAAAAGAAAAGGTGCAGGATGTGCATATCTTGAAACCTGGCACGCAGATATTGAAGACTTTTTGGCATTAAGAAAAACTGTAGGTGATGACAGAATGCGTTGTCACGATATGAATACTGCAAATTGGATTCCTGATTTGTTTATGAAGCAAGTTGAATCAGACGGTCCTTGGTATTTGTTTAGTCCAAATGAAACACCTGAGTTGCACGAAATTTTTGGTGAAAAATTTGAAAAGAAGTATTGGAAGTATGTTAAAAAAGGTCAAGAAGGTGAACTTAGTGTTTTTCGTGAAGTAAAAGCAAAAGACCTTTGGAAGAAGATGTTGAAAAGTATTTTTGAAACAGGACATCCTTGGGTTACATTCAAAGACCCAAGTAACATTCGTTATAGCAATCAACACGAAGGAACGGTTCATAGTAGCAATCTGTGTACAGAAATTCTTCTTCACACAAAACCAACTATTCACGACAACGAAGGAACTCGTTCCGTAAAAGAGTATGGAGAAACTGCAACTTGTAATTTAGCAAGTGTGAATTTGAAACGACACGTTGATGTAAACAAACACGGAGAAAAATCTATTGATTACAAAAAACTTGAAAGTAGTGTAAAAACTGCAATGCGTATGTTGGATAATGTCATTGATCTTAATTATTATCCGACTGAAGAATCACGTAAAAGTAATATGAATCATCGTCCTGTTGGTCTTGGAACAATGGGTTGGCACGATATGTTTTATGAGTTTAATGTTAATTACGAAAGTGATGATGCGATTCGTATTTCCGATGAAATTTACGAAAACATTTCTTATTTCGCAATTGAAGCATCTTCTGATATGGCACTTGATCGTGAAACTTATAGTTCATATTCAGGAAGTCTTTGGAGTCAAGGAACATTTCCAATTGATACTTGGAAGCAAGTGATGAAACTTCGTGGTAATTCCGATGAAGTTGAACTTAGAAAAGATTGGGATGCTCTTAAAAAGAAAGTTGCTAATCAAGGAATGCGTAATTCCAATACAATGGCAATCGCACCAACTGCAACAATCAGTTACATCGCAGGATGTTCACAAAGCATTGAACCAAACTTCGGTGTTATTTTCGTATACTCTACATTAAGTGGTGAATTCACAATGATGAATGAATATTTTGTCAACGATATGAAAGCAGAAGGATTGTGGACAAAAGAACTTGCTAACTTAGTTAAAAGTGTAGATGGAGATTTACAGAAACTTAATGGGGCAATTCCACCTTGGATTAAAGACAAGTATAAAACTGCATTTCAACAAGATCAATTTAAACTTATTGATTGTGCAGCCTCTCGTCAAAAGTGGATTGACCAAGGACAAAGTCTAAATCTTTACAACGACAAAAGTAGTATGAAGTTTCTTAACGATGTTTATTTCCACGCATGGAAAAGTGGTTTGAAGACAACTTATTATCTTCGTAATCTGGCTGCAAGTGCCGTTGAGAAAAGCACAGGAGTTAATGTAGAAGAGCAAACGACTGAAACTGAAAATGAAGAATCAGAGGGTGAACCATCTCCATCACTATGTAGTTTAGAAGCAAAAATGCGTGGGGAAGTCTGCGAAAGTTGTCAATAATTTAATGTAATTGACTTAAAACCTTTATTGGGGTAATATATATGAATATATTATTAACCAATCAACCCAGGAGGGTAAACCAATGAATTCAAGCAAGATTTTCGCAATCGTGGCCTTTATGGCAATCTCCGTCAATGTTATTTTCGGAGCACCAAATCACAAACAATTAAGGGAAGTTGCGGATCACTTGCAAGATGTATCGGTTACAATAAAAGCAAAAGCACGATATAGTAGTTCAGAAGGTTCTGGTGCAATGATTATCCGTGAAGTTGACGGAAAAAAAGTTACATTTGTTTGGACGGCTGCTCATGTTGTAGATAATCTTCGTAAAGTTCGTAGTGTCATTGAAGGTGGTGCTCCTGTAAAGATCGTTGAATTTGATGATGCATCAATTGTAAAAGAACTTGTGGAAAAAGGTCGTAGAGTTGGTGAAATGAAAATGGATGCTAAGATCATCAAGTATTCAAATGCTGACGATGGACACGATTTGGCACTTCTTATGGTTCGTGCAAAAGACTACGCAAAAGACGGAGTTGATTTTTATCTCAAAGAAGATAACGACAGAATAATTCCAATTGGAACTGATTTATTCCACGTTGGTTCATTGCTTGGTCAAATGGGTGCTAATTCAATGACAACTGGAATTATTTCACAAGTCGGAAGAACTCTTGATAAATTTGAATACGATCAAACAACCGTTACTGCTTTTCCAGGAAGTTCTGGAGGTGGAGTTTATTTGCAAAACGGACAATATGTAGGAATGATTGTTCGTGGTGCAGGTGAAGGATTTAATTTGATGGTCCCTGTACGAAGAATGATTCGTTGGGCAGAAAAGAATGACATTATGTGGGCAATTGATCCTAAAGTTGAAATGCCACCTATGGACGAAATTCTAAGTATGCAAATTGAAGACACCGGAGTCATTCGCAAGAATGATGACGAAGACGAAGACGAGTATAGCATAAAGTCTGCGTTTCCATATAGAATTAAAACTGAGTATAAATTTGACAATAAATTATTAAATGGATTTGATAAATCTGAAGAGTTTGGAAAAGAATTAAAGATTATGCCATTTGATGGAATGAGTCCTTACAAGATTGAGCATAGATAATGCGTTTTTTTGTTAGGTTTTTAATTGTTACATATATTACTTTATTATCACCCTTGGTTACTTCGTGTGCCGAGGGTGATGGGTTTATAAAAGCACCACCTCCGAAAAACGAATTTAAAGGTTGGCAGACTTTAATTAATCCTGTGCTTCAAAAGTCATATGAGGAATATCAAAAAAATAAATTGTTAAAAGAGCAATTTGAAAAAGATATTAGAAGATATGGAACATTAACAAAAGATGATTTAAATCTTGCTATGATGATACATCGTTTTAATTTAAAAAGAGGAGATGTTGACCAGTATACATACAATGAATGTACAAAATGGATGAAGATATATGAGACAGAAATCGAAATTGCAAGGAAAAATTACGATGGTCCTGCGTATGTATTCTTTTTTGAAGAGTTTGTTAAATTAACTTTTATTCGTGCAGGTGTTGATAAACTGGGAACACTTTGATATTTATAGAAATGGAAACTTTGAAAAAAATATTATGTAAAATAAAATGTTTTTTTAGTCCTTGTTGTGATGATGAGAAAAAGTGCGATTGCAAGTGTCATAACAAAAACTAATTTAATTACTTTACATCAATAATCATTTGTGGTATATTTCTTCTATTAAAGGAGAAATAATATGAAATACATTATATTCATGGTAACATTACTTGTGTCTTCGTGTGGGATCAAAGAAAAATTAGTAAATTGGAATAACTCAGACGCACTTGGAGTACCAAAGCAAAATACATCACTTGATAAAAGTGACCATACATCTGTAGACGGAATGCATACTTTAGACAATCAAAAAATAATTGAAACTACATATACAGAACAATCAACTGATGTTGATGATGAAACTAATTATTATTTTTATTTGATTCCGTTTGTTATTTTGAGTATACTTGCGTTTTTAGTATTTCGTTTAAAAAAACAAAATATGAATTCATTATAAACTTTATTTGAAATTAAATCGTTATATATATTGATATGAAAACTGGAAAATTACTAGGTAAAGAAACAGAGGGAGTAAATCAAATACTTCCTCATAAACATAAATGGGCGTGGGATCTGTATGAACAGGGTGTGAAAAATAACTGGGTTCCTACTGATGTACCGATGACAAAAGATGTGCAGAATTGGAAATCTGCTCCTGAAGCATCTTTGAGTGAAGATGAACGATTGGTGATCAAGAGATGTCTTGGTTTCTTTGCAGGTAGTGAAAGTTTGGTAGCAAATAATTTGATGACATTATCAAAGTACATTACTGATCCTGAGTGCCGTCAATATATGGCAAGGCAGATGTATGAAGAGTGTTTACACAATCATACTGTAGTTTACATTTGCGATAGTCTCGATTTAGATATTGGTGAGGTATACGAAGCATATCAAACCGTGCCTTCTATTAAAGCAAAAGATGATTTTCTTATGAAGGTAACTGGTGGACTCAATGATGCTGAAATTGATACATCAACAAAACAAGGACGAAGAGAATTATACAAGGCCGCATTTACATATTGGGTTGTGTGCGAAGGAACATTCTTTTTCAGTGGATTTGCAATGCTTCTTGCTTTGAGTGATAAAATACCTGGAATTGCGGAACAGATTCAATATACACTTCGTGATGAAAGTATTCATATTAAGTTTGGAACAACTCTTCTTAATAAACTAAGAGAGCAATATACAGATATAATGGATCAATCATTTGAGCAAGAATTGACTGATGTGTTAAAACAAGCAGTTGAACTTGAAATTCAATATGCACAGGATGTGCTTCCACGTGGGATTCTTGGTTTGAACTCAAGTATGTTCGTTGAGTATATGCAGTTTATTGCTAATCGTAGATTGGAAAATCTGAATATGAATTTCAGATACGACAGTGACAATAATCCGTTTCCCTGGTTAAGTGAGGTTATTGATATTCGCAAACAAAAGAACTTTTTTGAAACTAGAGTCATTGATTATCAGGATGAATCTGCATTAGTTGACGATTTTTGATAATAGACACATATATATGTATGTGGACTACGATAAAGAATTATACGAAAAAAGTTTATATTATCGTCATGTAGTAGACGAACATAAAGAGATATATGTTCATAAATGGCTTGAATCTGAAAAAGAAGGTCAAGACATTGGAGTTGATAAAGCAAGACGTTCGTGGATCATAAATCATAAGAATCAATGGCATTCTTATTGGATTAAACAAAATTTAGATAATTTAGAAAAATAAAATAAAATAGTTTTTATATTTATTTTATATGGATCAAACGGAAAAAATAACAGAACCTTCAGACGAAAAAAGGTTTCTAAAGTTTTTACCTACAAATCCTTTGAAACATTTAAAACTGCTTATAGTTGTTTTATTGCATTGGGCAGTTGTGATTGGTAATTTTTGTGCATTCTTTATTTTAGCATTTCAAGGATTTACTCCCTATGGATTTCCGTGGTATGTATGTTTGCCATTATGTTCTTTTATTGCTTTAATTTCATTTTCGAGAGTTCTGGATTGCCCAATGACTCGGTATGAAAATAAAATGAGAGTGAAACTTGGAAAACCAACAATCAAAGGATTCATAGGTCATTATTTTCTGAAACCGTATGTTCGTAGAAAAGTGAGAAAAGCAAGAGAGAAACGAGAAGCATCGGGAAAAACAAAATGAATATTAAATTTAAAGAAGCATTTGAGTTTGCGAAGTGGGTATTTGAAAAAAATGGTGTACCTGTAAAATACTCAAATATTTGTGCAGATGTATTGTTAAGTGGAGATGAATTGGGTTTCACTACCCACGGACTGAGTAGACTTGGTTATTACATAAAAAGAATTAAAGATAACGTAATTGACGTAAATGCAACACCAGAAATAGTTCGTGACAATAAATCTTGTGTTACTATTGATGGTCATAATGCGTTGGGTCAAATTGTCGGTAAGTATGCAATGAACCAAGCAATTGCAAAAACACAGCAACATGGAATTAGTTGTGTTGCAGTAAAAAATTCTTCTCACTATGGAATTGCGAGTTATTATTCAAGATATGCAACTACGCAAAATTTAGTAGGAATGAGTTTTACGAATGCTCGTCCCGCAGTTGCCCCATATGGTGGATGTGAACCTAAAATGGGAACAAATCCTTATGCAGTTGCATTTCCATCAGATATGAAATTTCCGTTTAGCATAGATTGTGCTACATCTTCTTATCAACGAGGTGATTTGGAAGTGATGGCACGGAAAAATCCAAATAGTTATGTTCCTAATTGTGCAATTGTATCTGATAATCAAAATCTTACATTTGAACGTTCTCTTAGGTGGTTAAAGAAAGGTATAGCCGCATTAACACCAATCGGTGGACACAAGGGTTCTGGATTATCAATTGCGATTGAATTAATGTGTTCTGCTTTTCAAAGTGGTGCCTGTATGAGTCAATTAAGTGGTTTATACGAAGGTGATACACAGAATCCTAATTATGACATTGGACATTTCTTTATTTGTATTGACCCTGAAAACTTTACAGACATTGATACTTTCAAGAAAAATGTTGGGGATGTAATGCGTGAAATCAAAGCAAGCAAAACTGCTAAAGATACAAATGAAATTTTAGTGCCAGGTGAATTGGAGTATAATACTTCATTGAAAGTTCACAAAAACGGAATAGAAGTATCTGATGAGTTGCTTGTGGAACTAAATACTCTTGAATTTTCTAAATGGCAAAAGACAAACACAACAAAAAATTCGAAATAGCAATAGCAGTATTGGGAATGATGGGAGGTGCAATTCTTCCTTTTCCTGATTTAATCGGTTGGGGATTTGTTGTATTTACGATTGTAAATTTATTGAGTATGATATTTTTTATTCGTCAAAAAATGTATTGGTTATGTGCATTATCCTTTTATTTTGTTGTGGTAGACGCAATTGGTGTTTGGATAAATTTAATCGATAAACATTTCTTATAAAAATCATTGAACCAAATGTATATTTTATTCGTTATATTGTTGACGGTATGTGTAAAACTATGATATATATAAAGAAACGGTTATGAATAAAAATATATATCTTGTAGAAGGTACACGAACTCCATTTTGTAAGATGGGTTCGGATTTCGCAAACACATCTGCATCTGAGTTGGGAGTCTCTGCAACAAAGGCATTATTTGCGAAGATGGATTTAGATCCAAGTTTAATTGATGAAAGTGTAATGGGATGTGTTTGTCAACCGGCAGATACTGCAAACATTACACGTGTAATAGCATTGAAAGCAGGAGTACCAAAAAAAGTTCCTGCTTATACGGTACATCGTAATTGTGCAAGTGGATTTGAATCTATTACACAAGCATTTGATAAAATCAATGCAGGTAGAGGAAGTGTGTATTTAAGTGGTGGAACAGAGAATATGACTCAAGCACCTTTTTTGTATCGCAAAAGTGCAGTTGATAAATTTACTCAACTTAGTAAATGCAGAACATTTCGTGATCGTCTTCATACGATTTTAAGTTTCCGTCCGAAAGACTTTGCACCCATTGTAAGTTTACGATTGGGTTTGAGTGATATTACTGTTGGAATGAACATGGGTGAAACTGCCGAACTTATAGGTCGTGAAAACAAAGTAACTCGTTATCACCAAGATACATTTGCACTAGAATCACATTTAAAAGCACACGTTGCTCAAGAAAAATTAGCACAAGAAATATCTCCTTTTTATTTTGCAGATGGAAAATTTGTGAATGTTGATAATGGAGTTCGTGGTGAGCAAAGTATGGGTGCTTTGGAAAAATTGCGACCGGTGTTTGATAAACAAGGAACCGTAACTGCCGGTAATGCATCTCAAATTACAGACGGAGCAGTTTCATTGTTAATTGCAGATGAAGAAGCAGTAAAACAAAACAATTGGAATCCACTTGGAAGAATTTCTGCATATGCGTATGCAGGATGCGATCCTGAAAGAATGGGACTTGGACCTGTTAATGCTATTGAAAAAGTTTGTGAAGAAACAAATACTATGTTGAATGATTTTGATTTAATTGAAATCAACGAAGCATTTGCAGCCCAAGTATTAGCAGTTTGTAAGCAACTTAAAAATAACACAGACCTTGGTCAAGTTGACACAAGTAAACTAAATGTAAACGGAGGAGCAATTGCTCTTGGTCATCCTGTTGGATGTTCTGGATCAAGAATTGCACTTACTACTTTAAAAGAACTTGAAAGACGAAATGCTAAGAAAGCATTAATTTCACTTTGCATTGGTGGTGGTCAGGGTGGAGCAATCATTTTAGAAAGAGATTAATATGAGCAACTCAATTAAAAGAGAACAACACGGTGAAGTGGTTACAATTACATTTGACCAAGAAAAATCGGTGGCAAATGTATTCAATGAAGATATGTTTGCTGAATTGAACGATCAACTTGATTATATAGAAAACAATCAGAAGTCAATTCGTGGAGTAATATTCAAAAGTGCAAAACCAAGTATTTTCATAGCAGGTGCAGATTTAAAATCATTTGCAGATGATCCGACACCTGAAAGAATTTCATATTTAATTAAACTCGGACAAGATACATTTAATCGTATTGAAGATTTGTGTATTCCAACCGTGGCTGCAATTAATGGTGCGTGTCTTGGTGGTGGATATGAACTTGCTCTTGCGTGTGATCATCGTGTTGCGACTTTAGATTCAAGTACAAAAATCGGATTGCCTGAAACGATGCTTGGAATTCTTCCGGCTTGGGGTGGATCAACTCGGTTGCCAAGAATGATCGGAATTGCAGGTGCCATGAATATTATTCTTGCAGGTAAGGTGGTTGTTCCAAAGTTAGCATACAAATATAAAATGGTGGACAGAGTGTGTCATAAAGAAAATCTCGATTATGTTGCAAAGTCTTATATTCATAACGGAAAAAAGAAATACAAAAAGCATACATTAAATCGTTTTCCTTTAAAGTATATTGCAAAAAGCAAAGCAACTAAAAATGTTCTTAAAACAACAGGTGGTGTTTATCCTGCTCCATTAAAAGCAATTGACGTAATGATACAAGGACTTGAAGTAAGTCGTAATGAATCATTGAAACTTGAAGAAAAAGCATTTACTGAACTTCTTAATTCGGATGTCGCAAGTAATCTTGTTAATATATTCTTTTTACAAGAAAGAAGCAAGAAAACAAAAAGTGACAAGGATTTTAAAGTAAATAAAACTGCGGTAATTGGTGCAGGTGTTATGGGTGCAGGTATTGCACAATGGATTAGTTCACGTGGAATCAAAGTATTACTTAAAGATATTAAGTCTGAGTTTGTAGCAAATGGAATCAAAACAATTAGTAAGTTGTATTCAGCAGCCGTTTCAAAACGAGTAATGACTAAAAGTGAAGCATCAAGCAAAAT